TTCCGTGCCATTACTTTTTCTTGCCGCCCTTCTTTTTCTTCTTTTTAGGAGGACGGCCCGCTTTGGAACCGTATGTTCCAGATCCCATCGGCATCAATCGTCTCCCTTAGGCCCTTCCTTTTTAGCAGCCTTGCCCTTTGGCGTGGGCTTTCTGGGTGGGCAAGACGGCGCCTCGTTCGATTCTTGAACGGAGAACTGATACTTGCTCGGCAGCTTACTCATTGGGATAGCGAAGTTTGAGCTGCTCCAAGGTTAGCTCCGATCCATCCGCACTAACAAACTTACGAATAGCATCTGTTGGGCCGAACTTATCCACCAAGCGGTTGAAGTAAGGCACCTTGCTTTTGCCTAAAACGTCCTGCTTTGTTGCTTTGGGTTGCTTGTCCAGCCACTCGCCATAAGTTTGATTGTCAGGCACGCTGTCACCGCGTGTTGATCTTGACGGCCCAAACGCAGTATTAGGTCGCCGCAACTGGCTAGGTGGTGGCGGTTCAATTCCCAGCCCTTTGTAATCAATGACCGGCACAGTGGTGGACCTGCAATTGAAATGCTGCGGGGGCGTTGGCCCTTTGCCGTAGTCAAATTCTTGCCCATCAAGCGCACGACATATCGGGCTGGTCCTGCTGTCCAGCGTTGCCACGTAGCGATATTTTTTGGTCACATCTTGGTTTGCCTTGTAGACCTGCTGGCTTGCTGCATTAGCAACTTGATTGATGCTCGTTCTTACCATCGCCATGACTTGGTTGTTTGGTACAGACGTGGCATCTCCGCCTTTCTGCGCAATCTGTCGCAGACTGCCAGGCTGCCCATAACGCAAAGTCCCTTTAAGCCGTCTTGCAATTTGGTCAGTTGATTCGCCAGTTAGCAGCCCGTTGCGCACCGTCTTTGCAAATAGATCGGCCTGTGATTCGGCAAGTCCACGAAACGACTTCTGAAGCACCTTGCCGTTGGGCAACGTAATTGTCGTGCCCTTTGCAGCCGTCAACTGAAATGTCTGCGGTGAACCAGCGACAGCCGCCTGCAGGTCATCACTGAGCGACACCACGTTTATCGCTGTTGGATCCACCGTTGCCACTGACTGAGCGAACTGCGGGCTGATCTGAACGCTGTTGATCTGCCTGCGCATATCAATCGGCAAAGCCCGTCTCAGTTCGTTTGCTACAAACTCGCTTTGTAGTTCTGCCAAGCCCTGCAGATCTTCGACAACCGCAAGCGTGCTAGTGCCCGCCCAACCATCAAGCGACTCTTTTAGTTGCGCAAGAATCGCCCTAAGCCGTGCAGCTTTCGCAGGCGCCTCAAGCTCATCAAGCCCACGGAGCTGATTAACAGCATCCAAAATAAGATCGTTGTATGTACGAGCAATCCGCTTGGCAACGCTGTTGCTAAATCGATTGAGGTCGATTGCATTGCGGTACAGCTCCGAAGGTGTGCTCATAAATCATGCAGATCCAACCGCTCGGATTTATCAACGCAGATCACAGACACATCCGCCCCGATGGTCAACGCATTGCCGACGATGTCGCTGAACTCTTGAATCACTTGCGCGTCCCTCTTATTAACGCGGGTTTCGGTGACGCTGTAGATGCCATCCTCGTCATACCAAGTAACACGCACCACGGCGTAGACCTGCTGCTTGAGCTGCTGCCTGACGTAGTACAGATACTGTTTGTCAGGTTCTTGCTTTTCGGATTTTCTCAGGTGGTCAATCCAGCTCATCAGTAACCTCGGGGTCCTCTTCCGGCATTGTGGCCTCAGCCTCAACCTCGGGTTCTGGCTTGTCCGTTTCAATTAACCCGCCGGTTTGCGTGGCCTCGACTTCCTCCTCAACGTCGAACTCATCACCAAGCACTTCACCGGCTGACAGCTGGTTGAGCAGTGTTTCCTGAGTGATCGTACCGGCGGTGTAAAGCTGCAGCAGTGCCTGGATCTCCTGCGGCTCTAAGCGTGTTGCTAGGAAGTCGCGGTTGATGAAACTGCTGCCGCCCTGCGACTGCTGCATGTACTGCGCGTGAAACGCCAAGCAGTTGTCGATCAGATCTTGCATTTGCTGAGCAATCACCATCATGGTGCTGTCGCCTTGGCTGCGATCGATCCGTTTGGCCTCTGCTGTCTCTGCGCTGAGCTTTTGCCCGAGCACTGCAGCAAGGCCCAGCTCATTGATCTGCTGAGCAATCTGCTCCAGTCGTTGGAACTGTGCGCTGTAGCTGTTGCCGGAGGGTTCGATGTACTCGCTGCGGGCTTCAGTCGGAAGGCTTAAAGCTTCCCCAGGGCCTGCGCTGATCTCTTCTGCCGACTGCGGGAAGCCATAAATGGCAAGCATCGGAACCGCGCTGATGTGCAGCTGGTTATCCAGGTCTGACTGCACCTGATACGCCTTGAGGTTTAGCTCTGCGATGTCTGCGAGTGGTGGCCGCGACTCAAGAACACCGACGCGGTTTGAATAAGCCACCGCAAACGGGATCTCGCTCAAGCTGGTCCTGCCTTCATCCACCAAGCGAAACTCCCCCTTGTCATCCTTCTGGTGAATCTCAAACGCGCCAGGCGTGAGCACTCGCACCTGCTCAACCTGCTTCTCGCCGTAGAGCCCATCAGGGACGGTGATCTTTTCCATCAGCCTGACCATCGTCAGCTTTTGCTTGCCGTCGGCTATTTCAGAGCGCCAGCCGAGTATGTCCGGCGGCGAATACTGAGACCAATATGGGCGCCCATTTTCACCAGCTTTTGGTGCATCAACTAAGACGCCCACATGACCATATCTGATGCACTTGCGGGCGGTTTCGTAGGTCCAGACGTTGAGATCGTTGCCCTGCAAGTCAACGTCAAACAGTTGCTCAGTTACAGCGTCGCTGACATCTTCTAAGCGCACAGGCTTGCGGGTCAACATGCCCGCCAACATGCGTTCCAGCCTGACGTAGTACGGCGCAAGCGTTGAACGCATCAGCCTGTTGTCATAAGCCTCATCTAGTTCTCTCGGTTCTTGCGGAAGGTATTTTCTGTGCCCTTTTCTGATGCCGTAAGTGCCCTGCAGCAGAGCTTCAATTAAGAGCCAATGCGGCTCTTGGTTTACATAAGCCGTGTTTGGGCTTTCAACAGTGGTGACGTTGCCTACACGCTGCCTACCTGAAAAACCTGAATACACGACTTAAGCCCGCCCGATGATCCGATGTTAATCGACAGATCTATAGACACAAGAAAAGGGGCCAGCAACTGCCCCTTCTCAAGGTCTAATGGGCACCCCCCACGACAACATCAATATAGGCGGATGCCTGTTCCTCGACCAGCGCGTGTATTCAGTGGGTTATACAGAGCCCAAACCGCATACCCAAGAGCGTCATTTAAGTGGTCGTAGCCGGCCTCTTTGTCAGGCTCTTCTGGATTGCGTTCTGAATAACTCTGAAGTTCCAGGCACTCAATCATCCGCTCGCACTTGGCAAGGATCTGCAACCGGATCTCGCCTTTGCCGTTCTCCAGCAGAGCTTGAACAGCAGCCACCCGATCACGGATGAGAGGGTTGGAACGCCCGGCAACA